CTTGAGTTTCGTAGCCATGGTCAGATCACCATACCTGACTATCTCACTGGCCTCTTCGAGGGAGGCAGCCGAGGCGGGCCCTTCTTGGGCTTGGGCGGGAGAGGGTCCCTCAACGGCGTGGCGCGCTCCACGGCGGCGAGCCGGGACACCATCACCTCGGTGGTCTGCTCCAACTCAAAGACCCGCTCGATCAGGTTCTCCAGGTGGGCGTGGTAGATCTTGGACTCCCGCTCCAGGTGAGCGACCTTGCGCTCCAGTTCCTCGACCTCAGCCGGGTTCATCACGGGCTGGCCGCTCCTCCTCGGGATGCAGGGCGTAGTAGAAGTCGTCGAGTTGGGCGATGAGCGCGTCGACGCTCTCCATCGGCACCATGACGGCCGACATGGTCAGCCCAGGGACCCGGCCGTTGAGCCACCGTCCGTTCTGGTGTTCGGCCATGGGCACGAGGAACAGACTGCTGGCGTTGGGCGGGTAGCCACCATGCTCCACCATGCCGCTCAGCAGGAGCATCAGGCTGTGGGCCCAGTCCCGGTCGTTGGCGTCGGCCAGCATGTACTCCTGGGTGATGACGCCTCGGGCGTACTTGACGATCTCCTCGGCGGTCATCGGGGTCAGGGTCTCAGGGGTCTTGGTCGTCGGTTCGTCAGCCACCGTTGGCCTCTCTCATCGCAGCGAGCATGGCCCGCTTCTCGGCTTCGATCTTGTCCTGGTCGATCTCGAAGAACTCAGCGAGCAGCTTGGGCAGCGACCGCATGATGGGGAAGTACGTGCTCTGGTAGTCCTCGGGGATCTCGCACAGGACGATCTCGTACTCCGTGCCCAGCCACTCGATGAAGTCACCACACGCCTGGGACTGGTCGCTGATGGCCCGCAGCTTGGTGTGCTCGGGGTACGGGTCAGGGTCGCTCATCGGTTCTTCCTCTTGTGGGCGGGCAGGCCCGCGTCGTAACGGTTGATGTCCCGGATCACCCCGGCCAGCAGGCGGCACACGACGATGATCACGATGACCAGCACGATCAGGGCGATCCCGATCAAGGTTGCGCTCCCTGCACCGGGCATCAGCCCTCGTCCCGAAGCCGTGGGTACTTCCGCATGAGGCGGTCGACCGTAGCTCGGGTCTCGGGGCTGGGATCTTCGATGTCTCGCTGGCCGTGGTCGGCCGCATCGTTGCCGCTGGCGAACAGCGGCTCGCTCTCGGCGGGGATATCGGGGTATCCCAGCATCCTCAGCGACAGCAGGTCGAACTCGTGGCCCCGGCGGGTGTGGGTGATGGCCCACCCGTTGCACAGGTGGTCCGGCGTGGCGTGGCACATGAACGGGGCCCACGGCTGGTCCGGGGTGATGTTGTCGTAGCCCCGCAGCTTCTCGTACTCGTGAGCGGCCCACAGGCCGCTCGGGCAGTCCTGCCGGTATGGGCAGGCGGTGCAGGGCTTGGAGCGGATCTCGGTCATGACACGGTCACCCACGCCATGCACGTCTGGAGGAGGTAGTTGTAGTCCCCGCTCAGACACTCTTCGCGGAACAGGTCGATCTCGATGACCGGTACGCCGTGCTCACGCAGAGCCTCGGCCACGGTGCCCATGATCGTCCCGGCGTTGCTGGAGCGTCCCGTCAACTCGACCTCGACGTCCGGATAGTAGGGGGCGGTCATGACGCCACCGGGGCTGCTGAGAAGTAGAGGCCGAGCCACAGAGCGACCCAGATCGGCACCAGCAGGAGGAGGTACCAGTAGAACCGGGCCACGTTGGGCATCCGGTGCTGGATCGGCGCGAACACCCGGTAGACGAACCGCTGCCGGAAGCCCGACATGTCCACCAGGCTGACGTAGGTGACGCCGTACACCAGGATGCTGACCAGCAACTGGGCCGGGGCCAGCCACACGGTGTAGCGGAACAACTCCCAGTCCGGCACCTCGTCGACCGCCTTGGCGATGCCGACGCCCGTGGCCACGCACGTGGCGGCGAACAGGAAGATCCCGAACGAGATGTTCTTGTACCAGTACCGCCACAGGATGCCGGTGCTGAGGGCCTGGGTCGGCGTCGCTCCGTTCTGGTAGGCGTGGTGGCCGACGGCCGCACCGAAGATGTTGGCTCCGATCTGGTCCTTGGCGAGGGGGTCGTACATGTAAGTCAGTGTAGGCACCTCAAGTATCATACGCAACCCCACTAGCCCCCACTTCCGTGCAATCTTGCATAGTTCTGCATAGTTCGGTATCGGGTACCTTCGAGCCATGCACACGGTCATCCGCACCTACGACACCCAGGACGTGCTCGACACCATCGTCGAGAACAGCGAGGAGATCGAAGACCTGCTCGGCAGCATCGATGGCTTCGTCAGTTTCCAGGCCATCCGCACGCCACTCGGCACCGTCACGGTCACGACGTGCAACAACCGGGCGGGCTGCGAGGAGAGCAACAAGCGAGCCCGTGACTGGCTCTCGCAGAACACCGACATCAAGGCCACGCCGACCATCGCAGAAGGCCCTGTCGACGTCGACTTCTAGTACCGTTGGTCCATGGCCAAGGGACCCCCGGATCGCGCCAACCACCCGGCCCGCCAGGTGGGCTCCAACTTCGTGAATCCGGGCGACATGCCGTTGAAGAACGTGCGTGGTGGCTCGGTCTGCGACCCCAACGACCGGGGTGGCCACCTGATCAAGGGCTCGATGAGCGCTGCGGTCTGCATGCCCACGATGGGCAAGGACCCCAGACCCCGCTATCGCCAGGCCGGTGAGGCCGTGACACCGCCCAGCCGCCACTCCACGGCGTGGGCGCAGCACCGCAAGGGCGGCAAGCCGATCGGTCGATGACCGAGATCCGGGGCTACATGATCATGCGAGACCTCCCCAACGGGAAGCGCATGGTGGCCACCGACGGGGACAACAAGATCATGCGCTTCGAGACCATCGAGGAGGCCGCTGAGGGCATGGCGGCGTGGGTCGAAGCGGAGTGGTACATCGCCCACGTGACCGTGGTCGATGAGTGATGCCCTGGTCCCGAGAAGCCCGGATCATCGGGTTCGGGTGCGGCCTCTACCTCGTCGTCAACCTGGTCCTGTTGGCCTACGTCCTCTACGACGTGGCCTACTAGCCGATGCCGAGGGCGAAGTCGATCTTGTTGGTGATCTCGTCGTCGCTCAGTCCGAGCGTGGCCAGGATCTCGTGAACCTCGGTGGGGGTCTCCACGATGCCGTCATGCCCGTTGAGGATGCAGGACAGAGCATCGTCGGTGTCCATGGCCTCCAACGGGTCATCGGTCAGCGCCAGCGTCGGCGTGATCCAGAAGAGCATGTGAGTATGTTACTCTTCCCGGACGTTGATCGCACGCAGTTGCCGCCCCTGGAGCAGCGCAGCCGTCGCCCGATGATGCCCTGAGAGGATCTTGTTGCGCCCCTGGGTGTCGGTGTAGACGACGGGGAAGCGGTTGCCCGCTTCGTGCTGATCAGCGAACGTACGGCCCGTGCGCTCGTAGTCGGTGCCCATGTAATGGTTCACGCCCTCCGACGTCACCCACGGCTGACCGGCATGGAGGTTGCGGGGGTCCATCTCGCGCATGTGCGGAGCCGGGTTGCCCAGCGCCTTCTCGACCAATGCCGGGTCGTAGCCACGAGGGTTGGACTTGGTGCGCCCGGCCGACGGCCACGGCGCTGGAGCCTTTGGTGCGCCCTTGAAGTACACCCCGGCGTCGCCCGCACCATGGATGGCGTGAGCAGTCCTCCACGGTGAGTTCCCGGCCTCCTCAGGCTTGGGGTAGGGGCTCCGTTGTGGGTCGCCTGGCATGTCCCAACTGTAGGCGGCTGGGTGGCATGAGCCAGGAGGTGCACATGGAGAAGTCCGTAGACACCGCCTGATACCGCACTATGGCCAAATGTGACCGAGGTCACCTGGTCTTCGAGCGGGGTGGTGCCGGAGGTGGCGGAGGCACCCCCGGCACGGCACCCGGTCGGCGTCGCAGTCCGAGGCGCTGCTCGATCTCTGCGATGCACGCCTCAAGGATCCGTACACGCTCCTCAAGGGCTTGGATCTGCTGCTGGTCCGCGTCCGTTGCCGGGACGCTAGCCAACTTACGAGATGGTGATGTTGTCCCAGTGCCAGGTCAGGTGACCTGTGCCCTCATGCTTGTCCGGGTTGTAGCTGGCGTCCTGGAAGATGACCTTGACGTTCCCGTCGGGGAAGTCGAGGCCCGGCACGGCGTAGACGTCGTTGTCCGAGTCGAGGCCGTCGAACGGGCGCTCCAACGTCACCGTGTCGGCGGCGTCGTCGAGGCAGATCGTGTAGCGGGGCGCTGGCGACGGGTCCATCCCGATGAAGCCCGGGTAGTCCGGTGAAGACTTCCAGGCGTCGAACAGGTGGTTCGAGTGGCCGCCTGACCAGACGTTGGCCTCGATCGACCCGGTGAACCACGTGAAGTCGACCGTGCCGTCAGGTGGCATCTGCGGGATCCCGCCGAAGGGCAGGCCCGAGGTGGCGGCGTAGGCCGGGTCACCTGAGTAGGCACCAGCCGGAACGACGAACACGTTGAGCCACTTGCCGCCGCCCAGGTTGTTCATGTTCTGGTCCCAGCACACGCTGTGGATGTTGGTCAGCGTCTGCTTCGGCGTGAACGAGAGGGTGCCGATGCCCCCGTCGTTGAGAGCCGTCATCATGTGGCCGTTGGCCGGGTTGCCACCAGGGGCGCACCACCACACCAGTTCGGTGTTGGTGACATCCACGTTCGATGTGCCACCCCATGGGAGGCCCAGCAGCGGCGCTGGAGCGTGGACCACACGGGTGGTGTCCGGACCAGCGCAGTCCATGTTGTGCTCACCCAGGAACTCTGGGGTGAGACCCGGGGAACTGGATGTCTGCCCCCGCCAGTCGAAGCGGGCCCTGGTGTCCGTCGAGAAGTCCTCGAAGAACTGCACGCCACTGGGCGGCGGCGGCGTTGGAACCGTCGTCGTCGCGGGCGCTGTCGTCACGGGCGTTGGAACGCACTGAGGATGGTTCGGATTCGCCTCACACGCCGGTGGGCGGGCCACGGCAGCCTCGGGGACTGGAGCGCATTGTGGGGCGCACTGGGACAACAGCAGGGCTGGTGCCAACACGCTGAACAGACGGCCCCTCATGACACGAGCCGATCGACATGCTCAGCGCGGAGTTGAGCGATGGCGGAGTTGATCGGGTGAGCGTCGCCGGGATCGGCGTGCTCCTCGATCCAGATCAGTGATCGTTGAGAGAGGTGGTGATCCTCTCGCCATTCCAACAGGACCATCGGATGGAGTTCCATCCTGCACCTCCCAGGTGGGCACACTCGGGCGGAGAGTGCACCTGGGGTTCCATCATCACATGTAGGTCACCGTCTCGGTGGGACCCAGTCCTTGGGCATCTCACCGGGCTCCCACTTCGAGGCTCGCTCTTTGAGGGCCTGGACGGTCTCGTTGAGCAGTCGCACGGTGGCCGCACACATGGCGTGGATGGGGTCGATTGGAACGTTCAGTTCGTTCACGGCGTCACCACCGGCCCGGCGGGCTTGCCCGAGATGATCTTGCGGCCCGGCTTCAACGGCCCGGTGCGGTACCGGTCGACCAGGTCGTCCTCCTCGGTCGACTGGATGACGCCCTTGGCGATCAGCCGATCGACGACCCGTCGAGCGATGACGTCACGGCTGTGTGGCGAGTCGATGCGCTGGCCGGTCTCCAGCAGGCCCAGCCACTCGGCCAGGACACTGCGGGTCTCGTTCACGGCCTCCTCGTACTTGTTGGCGGTCACTTGACGATCCCGCTCTCGATCAGGTGCTGGCCCCACGGTGTGTCGGCGTTGCAGGTGAACATCTTGCCGTCGGCCATCCAGGCCACCCGACCGTCGCTCCAGTACCAGGCTGCGGTGATCTTCATGGCTTGACCTCACGGACGAGCTTGTAGCCCATCGACTTGATGCCGGACACCGCGTAGGCGCAGGCATCGGGCCATGCGCTGTCGCTGCTCTCGCTGATGGCCCGCCACAGCGGGCCACTGCTGGGAGCCTCCGAGCCCTTGCGGAGCCCGGTGTGCACGCCGATGGCGATGTGTTCAGCGAACTCCTCGTCGTCGGCTTCCCTCATCTCCAGGATCATGTTGGCCAGCGTCTGTCCACCGGCGTACTCGACGTCACGGCGCAGTTCGATGGTGCGCTCTGCCTCTTCTCGCAGTTCGGCCCAGGTTGTCATTCGTCCTCCCTCATCGGTTCGTAGTCCCCACAATAGCACAGGATTGCAGGCGCTCCACGTGACTGGGGGAAGTTGCAGGGCCATGGTGTGGGATTGTCGGCGTCACCGTTGACGGCGTGGTCCCGACGATCGTGCTTGCACTTGGAACAAGGTGCTCGCGGGCCCTCGTCGAGCACGTCGTCGAGCAGCATCTCCTCGGCCAGCCATAGCAAGGTAAGGCGGACAGCCTCTGCATCGACCATGCTCACAACATGCTCTCGATCTCTTCGGCGGCGTCGTCCATCAGGTCGCCCCAGTCAGCCATCGGTGGGTTCATCTGGGGGTCCCACGTCTCCATCTCATCGGATGCAGCCCTCAGCTTGTCGATGAGCCGCTTGCGGCGCATCTCGTTGCCCATGGTGATCGTCGTCTCCAACAGGGCCTCGGTGATGCGCTCCTTGTCGGCGGGCAGCAGGTCGTTGGGCAGGGCCTCGTAGAGGTTGTCGAACCAGATCTTCCGCGACTCCTCGGTGTGTCGACGCACCTTCATGGGAGTGACCTTGGAACGAACGTGACCATCCAGCACCTGCTCGGCCTCGACACCGCTGTACTCACCCTTGGGGCTGCCCACTGGGACATCCTCTCGCTGGACCGACCCGGGGGTCGGCGTTGGAACAACCTCAGGCTCTTGGAACACCGCCGGGTTGCTGATGTACATCACGTGGTGATGGTGGGGCAGGCAGTCGCCACCGACTGAGAAGTGCCGGGGGTGGTAGGTCTCCTCGTGGACCGCCTGGTGCTTGTCGCACCACACCCAGCCCTCGACTTCGAGCATGGCCATCACGTCCGCACCACCAGGTACGGCATGCCGCCGGGCAGTGCGCCCCACATCTCCCGGGGGAGCAGCCACTCGGCCAGGCCCAGGCCGATGCCGAGGCAGATCAGGATGTCCACGGTCTGGTGCAGGCCGGTCCACTGGACGTCCTGGGCGTCGTTGCAGGCGTTGAGGAACGACCAGCCACCCTCGCCGCCGAACTCCTGGGATCGGAACTCCCGGGGCAGGCCCTGGAGCATCTTGGCGATCTCGTCGCGGTGGCTCTCCAGGCGCTCCCGGTTGAAGCCCCACGGGTTGACGATGCCCTCGACGATCAGGGCGTCCTCGGGCAGGTTGGCCGGGTCGGTCATGCTGCCCTCGATCTCATCGTCCCGGAAGAGGACGTCCTTGAGGATCTCGACGACACGGTCGGCATCGATCAGCGGTTCAGGGGCATAGTCCCCTATCAGTGCATCCATCTCGTCGCTCACTTCCGGCTCCCCGTCACCACACGCAGGTACGGCGTGCCGTCCTCCGTCGCACCCATCACGGCCTCCAGCAGGTTGGCGATGCGCTCCATCGGCTCCAGGCCGTTGGTGCGCTGCTGCACATGGGGATGGTCCTCCTGCTCCTTGCGGCTGTTGGCGAGGATCCTCGTCGCCTCCAGTAGCCACGCGTTGCACAGGTGGCGGTCGTCGTTCAGGGCGGCGTCACGAGTCTCCTCGTAGCGCTGGACGAGCAGGTAGGCGCTCTCCACCGCCGCCACGGCGTCATCGGTCAGGGTCATTGATTCCTCTCACAGCCAGTCGGCTGGGTAGCTCTCCCGGGTCGGGAGAGGGGGCTTGGGGTCGGTGTCGACCCAGGTGGTGAACGGGCGGATCTCGCTGATGCGAGACGTGCGGTCGGTGCAGCGGTGCTGCGGCCAACCATCGGATCCGCCATCGACGAACTCCAGGGTCGTCGAGCACCGATCACAGACCAGCCAGCCCTTGCGTCGGCTGGGCTGGACCCGAGTGGACTCGGCCTTCTTCTTCGGTGCGGCCTTCTTCTTGGGCATGGTGGAGTCTCGTCAGGTGTGAGGCGGTCGGTTCAAGTGAGTATGTTACTGGCATGCCGTCCCCTCTGGGGTGGGGGGACGGCATACCGGCGTATCGGTCAGACCAGTTCGAGCAGGGCTGACTCCAGGAACTCCGGGATGGCCATCAGGTCGACGATGCCGAACGCCTCGTCGCAGCCCCGGCCCACCATCGAGCGAGCGTGGTTCTGAGCCGCCCGGGCGTCCCGAGCGAAGCCGAAGCCGAGCATGATGCGCCCGTCGTCCTTGTACCAGGCCAGGGTGCCGCCACCGTTGGCCCAGCGTCCCTGCCACTGGCCGTCGGTCATGATCAGCACCAGGTGCTTCTCACGGTCGCAGCGCTGGTTGTCCAGGTCGACCAGGGCCATGTCGGGCACGGTGCCCCCGGCAGCCTGGATGGTCGGCAGGCCGTCGGCCACCTCGTTGGCGTCCCACAGGGTCAGGGCCTCGGTGTCCCACAGGACCACGGTGCACGGGATCTCCAGCTTCTGGCAGGCCAGCTTGCAGGCGTAGCCCGCCTGGGCCAGTTGCGCCGTGTGGGCGCTCATGGAACCGCTGTAGTCGAGGAGCACCGACACGGCGATGTCGTAGCCGGGCTGGTCGTCCTCGGTCCACTGGCGGAAGAACTCGGTGTCTCCCGGCGCACGGGTGGCGTAGCGACCGACGTTCAGCACGCCACGGCGCTGCTGCTCGACCCACGCCGGTTGACGGTCCATGGTGTGGGCATGGAACGCATCCTCGATGTCCTGGGCCAGTGACTCGGCCTGGGAGATGAGGACGTCGTTGGTCTCGAACCCGGCGCTGTAGGTGTCCAGGTCGGTGACGCTGTTGTCGTTGGCGTCATGGAACGCCTCCATGTCACCGTCGAGATCGCGCTGGTTGTAGCGCTCCTCCTCGGCGTCTTGGAGCAGTTCGTCGAGATCTTCCTGGGTGAACTCGTCCTCGGGCTCCTCGTCCTTGGCGTGTGTGCCAGAGTCGCTGCCGCCGTGGTCCTCGTCGTCGCCCTCGTCAGCCTCATCGTCCTCGTCGGCGTCATCGGCGTCGTCCTCATCGCCACCGTCATCCGGCTGGCTGTCGTCCGCCGGGCTGTTGCCCTGGCGGACGTCGCGCTCGCTTGGAGCCTCATCGGCGTCGTCCTCTTCTGCCTGGTCGTCGGAGCCTTCTGTCCCGTCTGAGTCGTCGTCCTCGTCGTCCTCGTCGTCGTCGTCGAGGAGCCCGCCGGGCGAGCCTGCGAAGTCCTCGTCCTCGTCCTTGGAGCCCTCATCGGCCTTGGAGCCTTCCGAGCCCTCCATGACGTAGCGCACCTCCAGCAGCACCTCGGGGCTGAGCATGGAGTGCGACAGCACCTCCATGACGTGCTGGATCTCGTCCTCGTCGAGGTCGGCCAGGCTCTCGTCGTCGTCGATGTCGACATCGTCGTCCTCGTCCATCTCGGGAGCGGCGTCGTCGTCCATCATGCTGGGGGAGACCGGGATGGTCAGCCCTTGGAAGTCCTCAGGCAGTTCACGTCCGCCCTGCTGGGTGTGCCCGGCGTCCTCCATGTTGGAAGCCAACGGCTGGCACCGGCGCAGGATGATCAGCATCGCCTCGACGCAGGCCCACATGTCGGCGGCGTCGGTGGCCATGACGTAGCGGGTCACGACGTCGTCGAGCATGGTGGCCAGTTCGTCACCGTCACCGCTCAGCATGTTGTGCTTGACCACGAACATGCGGCGGGCCTCGACGCGCAGCTTGGAAGGCAGGTAGCGCCGCCACACCAGCAGCGGCCAGTTCGCCGCCATGTTGTCGAGCGTCGCCGCGTGCTCGGTCATCACCAGCGGGGTGAAGTACGCCGCCTTGCGGGGTGAGTCCGAGACCACGGCGGTCTCCATGCGCTGGTCCTCCAGGCAGTTCCACGCCGTGTGCAGCGCCTTGGTGCTGGTGCTCATGGCACCACCGGCGGGCAGGGTGACCCCGGCCAGTGCGGCCAGTTCCCGGAACGGGACGGTCCAGCGGATGTGACCACCCTCGTGGTACATGAGGCCACGCAGGGTGGCGGCGAGCAGGCGCACGTCCTCGTGAGGCACGAAGCGGATGGCGATGCGCTCGAAGTCGGTCCACGCACGCATGCCCTCGTTGCCCTGGGCAGCCACGGCCTTGATCGGCACGGCCACGCCCTCGGAGGCGAGCACGGCGGCGCAGCGCCGCACGATCGAGCGGTTGACGCCGACCTGGATCTTCGGGGCCTTCTCGATGGGGCGACCCATCTCACGGTTGGCGATGGCCTCCTTGGCCATCTTCTCACCGAGGTCAGCCTGCTCCTTGGCCAGACGCTGGCGCTCACGCTGCATCATCTGACGACCCATCTCAGTGGTCGCCTTCTGGCGGCGCTTACGGGGTGTGGTTGCAGGGGCCATGGATGACAAGATACACCCCTGTGAACCAGACTGCAACGTTGTGCACGAGAGTGGGGAAGAAAGAAAGATGGTGCACGAGGTTGGGGACCGACTGATATCAGAGTATGGTATGCCTCGTTCCCCTGACACCCCACGAAGGACACCGACCGACATGGCCAAGGCCCACTTCCTCATCCCCGGCTTCCAGTACCGAGTCATCTCGGGTCTGCTGGCCGACGAGATCGTCACGATCGTCGACAACCACCCGTTCCCCGATGACGACCCCCAGGGTCGTCAGCGCAAGATCACCGTCAAGTTCGAGGACGGCACGCAGGACTACATCCTGCCTCGCCTCCTGAGCGACGAGCCCATGGGCATCGACAGCCCGGCCATCCAGGGCACCGCCCACACCGCGCCGGTCCAGGCCGTCGAGGCCCCGGTCACCGCCATCGGCCCCATGGCCACCGTGCTCAACCCGGTCACCGGCGAGGCCATCACCGTGGCCCGTCAGCCGGTCACGCCGATCACCGATCCGATGGACCCCCGGCTCGACCACCTGCGCCCCAGCCGCACCAAGGTCAAGCGGTACGTCAACCGTCAGATGATGAACGGGATGACCGACGTCCAGTTCCTCCTCACGTTCACCGGTGACTCCCACCGGGCCGAGAACGAGGGACACCCGGCCAACATCATGTTGAAGGGCGACACCCAGGCGGGCAAGACGATCCTCGTCGAGGTGCTGGCCATCGCCTGGGCCGACGCCATGGGCTACCCCAAGCCGATGCCGATCTTCACCCTGTCGGGCTCGTCCGGGGTCACCGACTTCGACCTGTTCGGTCAGGCCGTGACCTACGCCGACCCTGAGGTCGGTATCGATCGGCTCGTCAACCTCCCGGGCGTCGTCGCCCTGGCCGCTGAGTGCGGGGGCATCCTGTACCTCGACGAGATCAACGCCATGGGCGAGCGCGTGACGTCCAGCCTCCACCCGCTGTGCGACAGCCGCCACCAGTTCGTCAACCGGGGCAAGGCCGTCACCAAGGGCGGGCTCTTCATGCCCGAGGTCGTCACGGCCCACCCGGACCTGTGGATCGTCGGCACGTACAACGACGGCAACTACCGGGGCATGGGCCAGATGAACGAGGCGTTCATCAACCGGTTCCGCCACATCGCCTGGGGCTACGACGACGATGTCGAGTCCCGCCTGATCAAGAGCCCGGCCGTGCGTCTGCTCGGTGAGTGCGTCCGCACCGCCCGCAAGATGAACAGCCGGGGCCTGCGGACCCCGGTCGGCACGGCGGCGCTCATGCGCCTGGAGAAGGACATCGCGGCGTTCGGTGTGGACCTGGCCCTGGAGGTGTTCAAGGGCATGTTCCAGATCACCGAGCAGGACACGGTCGACGCCATCATCACCGACCGCTCCATCAACCTCATGATGGAGGAGGAGCGGCGGCAGGCCGAGTTGAACAACAACGACCCCCGTGACGCCCTCCAGGCGTTGCTCGACTGAGTTGCACAAATGTGGGGGGAGATGTTGGCATCTCCCCCCACACGTGTACACTGATCCCCATGACACAGCACACCGCAATCGCACCGGCCCCGCAGCGGGCCACCAACACGATCACGCTCAGCGTGGGCCTGATCGCCATCCCGCTGTCGGTGTACAGCGGCACCGAGTCCACCCGGGTGGCCCGCAAGGAGTTCATCGAGGTCGACGGTCAGTTCATCGCCGTCGGCCGGTCGCCGGTCCGCAAGGACACGGGCGAGGTCATCGACTCCGCCGACGTGCTGCGGATGGCCGAGGCCGACTCCGGTGCGTGGGTCGTCCTGACCGACGACGAGATCGCTGACTGCACCAGCCCCAAGGGCCTGGCCGAGGTCGAGACGTTCGTCCCGGTCAAGGACATGGGTGCGTACCTCGCTGAGGACGTGCTCCAGGTGCGCCCCAAGCGCGAGAAGGGCCGCAGCAACCCGGCCATCGAGAAGGCGTACGCCGTCCTGCTCGCAGGCATGGCCAAGCGCAAGGTCTGCGCCCTGGTCAAGGTGGCCATGCGTGGCCCGGCCCGCTACGCCCTGCTCACCGCCGACGGTGACCTGATCCTCGTGCACACCGCCGACCAGGTGCGTGCCCGCATCCCGGCCATCACGGTGTCCTACGCCAAGGCCGAGGTCGACATGGTGGCGTCGCTGATCGACGCCATCGGCATCGACACCCCGGTGATCACCGACGACACGGCCCCGGCCGTCGCCGCCTACGTGAACCAGAAGGCCGATGGTGTCCCGGTCCCGGCCAAGGTCGAGACCCCGGCCATCAGCGACGACATCATGTCGACGATCTCGGCGTCCATCGACGCCGCCAAGGCCCGCAAGGGCAAGTCCAAGGTCGCCTGATAGTTGGGTAAGGTGGGGAGGAATCCCCACCATGCCCCACTAGACTGCACTCAACCCCACCACGAAGGACCCCTGACATGACCGACAAGCTGAACACCCGTGACCATCTCATCGACATCGGCAAGGAGGCCATGGAGGCCCAGGCCGCCATCGGTGACGAGTTCATGCCGACCCTCATCGTCGAGCACGTGACTGCCGAGCACCCGGACGGTCAGTACGACGTCATGGTGCTGGTCGGTGGCCACCCGTTCGACATGATCACGGCCATCGCCCCCGCGCTGCGCGAGGCGCACCCGGTGTCGCTGGGTCTCACCGTGGACAGCTACATGATGACCGCCGAGGGCAACCCTGACGAGGCCCTGGCCCGCCGGGCGAGCTACGGCGGCAGCCTCCAGGCCATGCACGAGGCCGGTGAGCCCGGGGTGTCGGAGTGCCTGGTGATCTACATCCTCACGCCCACGACCTCCGAGGGCATCCAGTTGCCCTACGTGCGCCACGCCAACACCATCCGCTGGAGCCCGGAGTACGTGCTGCCCGGCGACGCCCAGTTCACCGGCCGTCTCGTCGAGGCCCTGCGATCGGTGTGGTCATGACCGGCCAGCGCACCACGGCGTTCATCACCACCCGTCCCGTGCCCACGCCCGGGGTGCCCATGCAGCGCTCGTCGCGGGGCACCCTGGGGCGTGCGGTGCCCCCGTGCATCCTCTTCGGCTTCATCATCGCCAGCATCCTGTGCTCGGCCGGTCGCAACCCGTTCGCCGGGCTGATCATGATCCTCGTGTTCTGCGTCCTCATCCCCACCCTGTGGTGGGGCTGGATCTGGGGCATGGGGAAATCCAACCGAGGGGGTTGATACCCCACTATCCCCCACTAGACTGCACTCACCACCAACCGTTCCACCTGACTGGAAACCACACATGAGCATCACCAACGACATCCCCCACATCACCGCAGCGTGGTACGCCTGGGGCCAGCAGGACGCTGGCATCGGGCGCAACGTGGACGCCCAGGAGTTCGCCCAGCACTACGCCGTGCTGGCAGCCCAGCCCAGCCGCCCGAGCGTGCAGGATGCGTGGAAGGCGTACATCAGCGCCGCCGCCATGGCTGACGCCGAGACGTTCATCCCCGTCGGCATCGCTGACGAGGTCCGCAACTTCCTGTCCAAGGCCATCGACGAGGCCCAGCCGTGACCCCGTACGAGGACGGCTACCAGATCGGTGAGATCCGTCGCGAGGACCCCACCTACGACGTGCGCTACGACATGGGCGAGCATGCCAAGCGGGGCACGATGGCCGAGTTCAAGCGGGGCCTCAACGACGCCCTGGACGGCAAGGACGCGACGCCATGAGCGTGCACAAGGCCACGCCGCACCCCAGGGTCAAGGGCGAGCCCCAGGTGTGCTTCGAGTGCCTGCGACCCATCCGCATCGTCCCCGGGGGCCACGGCCCCACGTGGGTCCACGAGGACACGGGTGCGGTCGCTGGCAACAGTGACAACATCATCGAGCCTGAGGAGACCGAGGCGCACCGGTTGGTCGAGGCCATCCTGCGCGACGCTGACTGGATGATCCCGAGGTTGCTCACCCTCCTGGCCCACAACGACCTGGTGCCAGGTGACGACACCGACGACGAGACCCTGGCCCCGTTCCTCGAACGGCTCCAGCCGATGGTCACCAACGTCCTCAACCTCCGCATGCTGTCGCTGGAGCCGAGGCCATGAACGGGCCGTCGCCAACACCCGAGCGGCGTACACACTTCGCCGGATCTGGCCAGGTCGCCCTGTGTCGCACCGACTACGAGGACTGGGCGGTGTGGACGGTCCGCAACTCCAGGCAGGTGACATGCAGGTCATGCCTGCGGCTGTTGAAGCGGGATTGGAACGAGGAGGCGAGGACGTCATGAGCCTGTTCATGCACCGCATCCACACCCATGGGTGGCTCCGTGGGCTGCGCTACAGCCTCGGTGTGGCCCTGCTCTACCCGGTGCTGAACGAGCGCCACAAGGCCCGCACACGTGAGTACGAGGCCGACAAGGTCCGCAAGCCGATGACGCTGGCAGCCATCGAGATCGATGGTGAGCGGCGCTACACGGGCACCCTGGCCCACATGCTGGGCGTGGAGTCGCTGAGCCTGGAGACGTTGGAACGACTCAACGCTTGGAACGCCGAGCACACCCGTGAGGGCTTCCGACGTGGGGCGATGATGGAGGCCCTGCACATCGTGCGCTGCGACGTGCCCGAGGAGTTCTTCGGCCCCTACGAGCCGGTGGAGCGCCATGAGGCTTCGTGAGCGTGACACCGTGGCCCTGATCTGGATCCTCGGTGTTCTGGCCCCCTGCCTCCTCATCCTGTGGGTGGGCATCCACGGCTGAGCCTTGGAACACCCCTTGGAACACCCCTTGGAACACCCCCGAGCTTGGAACACCTTGGAACAACATGTAAGAATCGCACCCGCCCACGCACCTGGCCACAAGGACTCCCTCCCTGCCGCCCGGGTGCGTGGGCACATACCCGTGTATGAGTGATCCACCGTGTGGCCACCGTTGGCAGGCCAGCCGCCCCGAGGTCGAGACCCTGCCCGTGCTCCACGTGTGCACGGAGCCCCGCTACAGCCACGCCGAGCACGCCGTGGTGTTCGAGGCCGAGCGTGGGCGGGTGGGCTCCTCGGTGCCGGTGCACGTGTGCGCCTGCGGGGCGGTGGCCGTCGGCCCGGCCGTGCCGCAGCACTGGCACGCCCCGGGCCACACGCCGTGGGACGTGTCGCCGCTGCGCGGCGACACGTGGCCCTGACGGGCCTGCGCTGCGCGCTGCGCGCTTGCTGTTGCAAGCACGCACCGGCCACCGCGCTTGCTGTTGCAAGCACGTGGGGAAAGATGCACGAGGGTGCACGCTTCTGCTGATACCCCGCTATCGTTTGTCCCCATGAGCTACCACTTCCCCTCCGAGCGCTACGAGAACGCCCAGGCGCGCTCCACCTCCCCCGCCCCCCGCTTCATCGTGCGGTGCGAGGACGGGCGGATCCGCCACCTCCACGACTCCACGGTCGAGCACGGTTCGTTCCCCAACCGGGTCGAGGCCCTGGTGTGGGCCGATCAGGGCCACGTGTGCACCAACCGGCACAAGGTCGAGCGCATCGTGCCGATCGGCTCCAAGGGCTGCGTCGTCCTCCCGGGCATCGACGGCCCCACGTACGCCGACTGCTCGTGCCGGTCCTGCCGGGTCCTCCAGGCTGCGGCCGAGGCCGAGGCCATGGGCCTGTTCGAGGAGGAGGGCAAGTGAAGGTCTCCTCGGCCCACCTCGCCGCCATGCGCGAGGCCATCCACCCGCTGGACACGTTCGAGCGGCGTGCGATCTACCGGGCGGGCACGTTCCCCCGGGCCGACCGGGTCACCGACCTGGACAAGCGGTACCGCTGGGACCTCCTGTGGCTGGCCATCCCGGTCCCCGGTCCCCTGTGGGACATCCCGGGCCTGACCGATGCCCACATCGACACGGCCCTGCGGACCATCGTCCCGCCCCTGGCGGCGGACCGGGACGGCAACGTCCTGGCCGAGGAGGGCGTCACCCGGTGCGCCTGCGGCTGCAAGTACTGGGAGCACGACCGGTGCATCGACTGCGGCCTGCACGCCGACGACGACCTCGTGAAGGGGGACGACTGACCCCCACCACCCATCTCGACCCCACCGACGGCCCCCCGCTCCAGCGGGGGGCCTTCTGCGTTCCGGGGGAATGTGCACGTGTGTGCACGGTTGTGCCCATACCCCGCTATGCTGGCCCCCATGACCGACACCCCTGACACCAACGACCGCCTCCTCGCCGCCTCCGAGGCGTACGACCGGGACGACGCAGGCCCGGCCGAGCGTGCCGAGTTCCTGGCCGCTCGCGAGGCTGCGGCCCCCACCACCTCGATCGCGGATCACCCCGTGTTCGCCGCCCTGTCGCCCGAGGTCCGGGCGACCATCGCCAGCGTGGCCGAGACCGGCAGCGGCGAGGACGCCGTGCGGGACCGGGCCCACGTGGTCCTGGCCCGCCAGGGTGTCGACGCCCACGAGGCCAGCCCGGCCCTGTGGTCCGCCGCCTGCGAGACGGCCCGCTCGGAGATCGCCCTGGAGTTGGCCCAGGCCCGCCGGGTCAACCACACCCCGCCCGACATGTCGTCGCGCATCTTCGCCTGGCTCGACGCCCTGGAGGCCAACTACCGCCAGCGGGGCTACGACAACGGCATCCGGTTCGAGCAGCAGCCGCCCCGGGGCAAGTACTCCCGGATCGTCCAGTGCGACGCCGACGGCTCGGCCCGCTCGGTCCACGCCTTCCTGGACGTCCGCACGGGCGACATCTTCAAGCCCGCCGGGTGGAAGGCCCCGGCCAAGCACGTCCGGTTCAACCTCCTCGACGACGCCAGCTTCGCCCGGCTGATCAGCAAGTGCGACTGGTCGGGGCGGTACCTGTACCTCAAGTGACCCCGGCTGATGCCCCCTACACCCTGCACGGGTGTGGGGGGCATTTGTGCATTCAGGCTGTAGCTTGTAAGTCATGACCCCTGACGAGAACGCCGCTCGACGACGTGCCGCTGTCGGCACCCGTGAGGTGGTGCGGGCGAGCACCCGCACCATCACCCCACCCCCACCCCTGACGAGGGAGCCGTCCAAGCCCTCGTACCGCCGCCCACCCGTCGAACCACGCAGCACGGGGCGCACCGCCCTGTGGTGCTCGTTCGGGGTGCTGATCTTCGTGGCCCTGTGGGTCATCTACGTGGCCCCCGTGGTCGCCTTGGTGGGCCTGTTCTTCGGTGTCCCGATTCTGTGCGTCCTGTCCGGTGTCATGGGTGGCGGTGGTGGCGGTGGCGAGGGGTACTCGGTGTCCTACTCCAGCGACCCGACCACGTGGTCGCCCCAGCAGGTCCAGCACGCCGTCCGGCAGGCCCACGCCTCGGCCCCGTTCGTCGTCGACAACGGGGTGCCCGCCTGGGCAGCGCGCAACGGGGCCACGGGCATGTCCCAGGGTGTGCCCACGTTCCGCCCGGGGTCGCAGCACATCGTCACCCCGCAGTTTCACCCGAGCACGGGCCAGGGCAACGGGTTCCGCACGTACCAGGACCAGGGCCACGGTGCCCGCCACTACGGGGGCAGCTACACCCAGGGCGGGACGTACTACTACGACCCGAACGGCAAGGCCACGGTCGTCGACTGGCGACGCTGAACCACCCCTGGCGACGCTGAACCACCCCAGCCTCGACAGGCCCCTCGTCCACCCGGGCGGGGGGCCTGTTGCGTTGTGGGGGCATGTGCACGCTTCTGCCCATACCCCGCTATGCTTCCCCCCATGACCACGACCACCTGCCCCGGCTCCTGGGGCACCCCCCGCGAGATCGGCTCCGACTCCGGCATCACCGTCCAGCGCTGCACCGGCTGCGCCGACCTCCTCGTCGTCTACCGCAGCCGGGGCTACGACGTCCCGGCCGGTGCCGACGATCGCACCATCGCCACCACCGTGTGGACGGCCGTGGGCCGCTCGGTCGAGGCGGTCGCCTGCTGAGCCCAGCAGGCCCCGAGGGCGGGTCGCCCAGGCGCAAGCCTGGGTGGCCACGCCGCTACCGCACCCGGGGGGGACGGGATCAGGGATGCGTTGCGTTATGCGGGCCTGGGGCCATGAATCTTTGTTTGACACACCGGGGCGCAACGCTCCTTCAACTGAGTGTGAAACGAACCACGACCACCCTCCTCTACGACGGGAGCCCCGGCGGCACCGGCCGCTACTACGTCACCGCCACCATCGGCAGCACCGAGCACGCGCTCGGCACGTACGACGACGTCACCGCCGCCGCCACCTCGATGGCCAAGTGGGTCACTGACCGGGGCCTGTCGTTCGCCCCCGACTCGGCCCTGCGGCTCGCTCGTGCCCAGCGCCTCGATGCCGACATCCTCACGCTCGATGTGTGGACACGGGCCGACTACGACGCACACGTCGAAGCCCGCCGTACGGCCTGGCAACGGGTCGACTACGACCCGTACATCCACACCGCCTACCGGATGGGCACCCGTGATGCCTTCCCGTGGCTGAACACGTGGGGCTGAGTGGGGCAACGTGCACAAGCGCACAAGCGGCGCTGTGTGGCGTTCTAAGCCTCGAAACCCCCGTTTGGCCCCAACTGCCCCCACATCGCCCCTGCGTCGATCCTGGGGCAAATGGCATGTGTCTCGCTCGACGATTGGCCCTACTGCCACAAGGGTTTCATGGTCTCGCCCCTACTCCCAGTAAGGCCGGAAGGGCCTACCTCGGGAAACCCTTGTGGCGTAAGGGTTTCCTGAAATGTGCCCCACAAGCGTGCAGATCGCCCCACATGGCGATACATTCAGCACCTCACCGATCCGATGAGAGGACACCCCTGACATGAGCACCACCCCGACCCCCACCACCGCCCTCCAGATGGAGTACAGCAAGGTCATCGTCGCCCGCTTCGTCACGAAGCGCGACGGCAGCCCGATGCACTGCGTCACCTGCAACGCCGTCCTCGTGCAGGGCACGGCCTACGCCGCCGTGGCCACGGGGTCCAAGGCGTGGCACTCGTACTGCCCGGCCTGCGCCGCCGACTGCGCCGTCCAGATCCGGGGCCTGTTCGTCCGGATCACCGAGCTTGGTGCGGCCATCCCCCAGCCCGTCCAGGACATGGTGCGCGACTTCCTCGGGGCCGAGTCCCGGGCCACGTTCCTCCTGGCCAAGCAGGCCCTCATGACCCTGCGGGGCGAGGCGGGCCGTGAGGTGGCCACCGAGCGTGCGGCCAACGGTCTCGACCTGTCCAGCGTCCCCAGCGGCCGCTACGCCGTCCCCGGTGGCGACACCCGGTTGAAGGTCAAGATCGACAACGTGGCCACGGGCAAGTGGGCCGGGTGGACGTTCGTCTCCGACGCCGCCGAGTACGGCAAGGGCAAGCGCTACGGCAACCAGAAGCCGGGGGCCACCTACCGGGGCGAGATCGAGGCCGAGCTTCGTGCGATCGCCGCCGACCCCCAGGCGGCGATGGCGGCCTACGGCCACCTCACGAGCACGTGCGGCATCTGCGGTCGTCCCCTGGAGGATGCCGACTCCGTCGCCCGGGGCATCGGCCCCATCTGCGCCGCCCGGTTCGGCGGCTGATACCGGGGTATGGGCGGGGGCGAGCAATCGCCCCCACCCTGCCCCACACCCCACCTGATCCGATACACTGACCATCCCCTGACAGCATCCGATAAGAGGAGCCCCCGATGACCACCACCCCTTCCCCCCACGACGACCTGTTCGCCCTGCTGAACGCACGTGCGGACGCCGCCGTCGCCCCGGCCGTGTCGCCCATCATGGACATGAGCGCCATCGCCGCCCTGTCCGCCAGCCTGACCACCGACGTGGACGTGCGCGTGGCGGGCATGGCCCGGCCGTTCCTGCCCCACCAGGCGGTCGCCCACCTGTACCTCGACCGGGCCCTGGCCACGTGGGACTGCGCCTTCGTGGGCGACGACATGGGGCTGGGCAAGACGCAGGTCATGCAGGCCCGCATCGCCACCATCCTCGCCGCCAACCCGGGCAAGCACGCCCTCGTCATCGCCCCGCCGGTCACGTTCGGTGGTTGGTCGAGCGACCTCCGGGCTGCCTTCCCCGGGCTGACCATCGCCCAGATCAAGGGCCGCAAGGTCGAGCACGACGCCGCTGGCAACGTGGTCCTGCCCCAGGCCGACGTCCTGTGGTTGAGCGACGACCCCCTGACCATGCGGGCCTGGATGACCACGGGTCTCGACGACCGCAAGCGGTTCGTCCTGTCCAACACGGTCCTCGACGCCGCCGTCATCGTGCGTGACGAGATCCACCGCGACAAGGGTGCCGACGGCAAGCCGGGCAGCCCCACGTCCCGGGCCAAGCTGATGGTCACGGTGGGCGACGCCTGCCGGGTCCACCGCATCCCCATCGTGGGCGCATCGGGCACCCTCCTGAGCAACCGGCCCATCGAGGCCCTGCTGCCCCTGACCATCCTGGGCGGCAAGCGCCTGGTGACGTCGTTCCCCGGTGTGGGCACGGCCCAGCAGTTCGCCTTCCGCTACTGCAACCCGCAGCACAACGGCTTCGGCTACAGCTACGCCGGGTGCAACGCCGAGCGCATGCCCGAGATGCACATGCACCTCCGCGAGACGGTCTACGTGCGCCGTGAGTCCCACGACATCGGCAACCTGCCCCACGGCGGTTGGCACGTCCAGCCCATCGCCCTGAACGGCAAGCTGGCCCGGTACAAGCGCCTCGAAGATGAATTCCTGGCCGTGGTCCTGGAGGAGCAGGGTCCCGAGGCCATGTGGCGCAAGAGCCGCGCCGAGGCCCTGACCCGCATGCAGGCCCTGTGGGCCGAGGCCGGTGCGGCCAAGGGCGACGCCGCCGTGGACTACCTCGTCGACACCGTGGGCATCGAGGCGGGCAAGCCGGTGATCATGTTCTACTGGCACGAGGACGCCCTGGCCAGCCTGTACAAGGGCCTGAGCAAGGTGCGGATCGACGGCAAGCCTGCCCGGGTCGGCATCCTCAACGGCAAGGTCACGGGCCAGCACCGGACCGACATCATCGACGACTTCCAGACCGGCCACGTCGACATCCTCCTGGCCCAGCTTCGCACCGCTGGCGTGGGGGTCACCCTGACCGCCGCCGCCGATGCCATCTTCGTCCAGGTCCCCTGGTCGGCCGGTGACCTGGCCCAGGCTGCCCGGCGCATCCTCCGGGCCGACGACGTGTCCCGGGCCCGGGCGGCCCGGGGCGAGGGTGTGCGTTGGCACGTCCTCCAGGCGGCCTACGACAACGGCGACGAGACCTTCGACATGGCCATGTGGTCGGTCCTGGAGATGAAGGCCCGCATCTGCGACGCCGTGAACGCCGGGAAGCCGGTCACCATGTCCGACGAGTCGGTCATGCTCCAGGCCATGACCACGTGGTTCGAGGGGCGCACCCGCAAGCCGTGACCCGCACGGGGCAAGGCCCCGTCATCACGGTGTTCATGCTCGAAACCCCCTGGTCGCTGACCAGGGGGTTTCTTGCGTCCCGGACCTACCCACCAGAATGCCCCCATTGGCCCCCACGTGCCCCCACAATCGACGCAACAGACACCTCGGCCTCCTCATGCCAAACGGCCACCCCAAACGCTCTCAGGGCCCTGTAGCGATCGAGCCCCAGCGTGCGCCCCACGTCCACACTCCCACCGCGCACATCGCCGCATCGAGCGGCACCCACATGGCCGGGCATAGCTGGGTATCACCACACACGCACACACCCCAGCCCCGGGAGCACCACCAAGCCGCCATGGGACGTGGCCCATGGTCACCCACCATGACCACGACATGCACCCCCACGTGCCCACGTCCACGCTCCCTAGTTGCTCACGCACCCCTCCAACCCCTCCACACCCAGCGCATGTGGGTGCCTACGGCAACCACATCATGGGCAGTATGTCGTGGCGAAGCCACGCCATTAGCAACTCATGCACGCCTACGGCGTGCATGATGCACACATATGGGGCACGTTGCACGTGCCCCATTAGCAACTAATGGGCCATGCGGAGCATGGCCCATTAGCAACTCGGACGTGGCTACGCCACGTCCATTGTGCACAATGGTGGGGGCAACGCCCCCACCATTATGATCAACCGCCCCCCTCCGGGGGCGGTGCACCCACGGGTGGTTGGCAACTCCCTACGACTAATGGAGTAGTGGTCCGTAGGACATAGTTGCTAGTAGTGTTAGCAACTGGGTAGTGCTATGCACGACTCAACCAGGTGTGTGTACACTCCCCTCCCTATGCTCAGGACCATGGGAATGACAGTGGGCGGTCTTGTGGTCGCCGGGATTGCCGCCGTGGCCGTGTGGGCCGTGTTGACCACGGACATGGGGAACGAGTATGGGGATGTCGGCCAGCGACGGAAGCTGGCTGACCAGCGGAGACGGGCGTACCCCGAGCCTGAGGATCCTCAGGGTTGGGTCATCGGCGGGATGAGAGGACCAGGATGAGGGAGTGGATCAAGGCCCGGGTGTTGAACTGGGCCTACCGGGACACCGACTGGGTGTGGACGAGGGACGGGTGGGTCCACCGGCCCCGGGACATCCGAGGATGGCGGGGCGGGTGAAAGCGTCATGACGGAAATCTGCCTGTACTGCGACGAGCGGATCGGGAAGTGGGATCCGACCGTTCCCGTGGGGACCGAGGAAGGTCGACGTCTCACCCACCGGGAGTGTTCCTTGCGCGAGGTCACCGGGGGCATCGGCCACCTCATCGCTCACGAGTACTGGTGTGGGGCTCCTCGCCACGATCCCGATGCTGGCCTGACCCGTCACCAGAGTGCCTTGTTGGTGCTCAGGTGGGTCGAGGTTTGCGGACCAGACGCCGTGGGGCGGGTGGCGGCGGATTCGGGACCGGAGTTGCCAACTTCCGACGACGACGAGGACTGGGGGTTGGCGGTGTTGAAGTGGGCGGATTCGGATGATCCTCCGGAAGATCCTCCTCCAGCCCGGCGAACGGGTCAGGGGACGGGTTCGGGCGCAACCTGGGGGCCCCCGGCTTCGTGAGGGCGTGGGTCAGACTCACGTGGCGGTCCAGGGCGTCGGTGAGGGTCTGGCCCTTGAACGAGGTCTGGACCATTCCCCGACAGATCGGACACTCCATCTTCTGCGCCATCAGTATGATACTCCCGTGGTCGATCGGACACCTGCAAGGCTGACCCCATGCCTACCTCCCCACGAGCCCGTCGCTTCGAGTTGCACCGAGATGAAGACCTCACCGGGGTCTCGGGGACCGGGGTGGTGGCCGAGGGGGTCGTGTTCCGGGACGGGGTGGCTTCGATGAGGTGGTTGACCGAGTGGCCCTCCAGTGTCGTGTTCTACGAGGAGGGTGCCGCCGCCGTCGAGCACATCCACGGCCACCAGGGGCGAACACGGATCGTGTGGATCGATGAGTGACCCGGTCGAGCCGCCGTCCATTAGCTGTCCCGAGTGCGGGATGAGCGGGGGCTACCACACCGAGCTATGCCCTCGGCGGGTTCCGCCTATCGAACCGCCCGTTCGATTCCCACGGCACGACCACTACGGCCGTGCTGACAACTGCTCGATCGACTGCCCCGCGCACCCGGACCGGGTGCGGGCTGACGAACCGCCGTCCGACAGCGACGACCTCATCGCCCGTGTCGGCGCGCTGTGCGACGAGCTAGCCGCGATCGCTGGCGTGAGCGTGCGCGTCGACATCACCGTCACCGTGCGGATGGCGACCGACGATGAGTGACGAAGCCTGGCGTGGTGTCACGCCGGTCTCCATGCCCGGTCAGGTGACGGTGATGGCCTTCCAGCAGTGCGTGGCCTGCGGAGCCCTCCTCAACGACTCGGGGCTGTGGCAGCACCAGCAGTGGCACGAGAGCCTGGTTCCCAAGGAGGTCACCATCCCCGAGTTCCCCCGGGACGTGGCCGACCTGATGGGACACATCGACGCCCTGTACATCCTCTTGGGCGAGGACCCGCCCTTCAACGTAGGAGACCCCCGTGCCCGGACCTGACCCTTCCCGCCCCTGGGACCACGACATGCCCAGTGTCTGCCCCCAGTGCGGCGCTCACCACGAGGCCATGGCCAACACCGTCAACAACGATGCGCCCAGCAACGGCGACGTCAACCTCTGCGTGGTGTGCAAGGGGATATCGATCTTTGACGACAGCGTCCCCACCAAACTCCGCTATCCCACCGACGACGAACTGACCGAGATCAACAAGGATCCCCGGATCCAGGATCTCCGCTCGAAGATGAAGGTCGTCGACATCCTCCTCGGCCCCCCGAAGGGTGACTACTTCCCTGACCGGTGACGCGCAAGGGCCCCCCGCACTGTGAGGAAGCGGGGGGCCCGAGCGCCTGTGAGAAGGATCTAGTGGCCGGTACCGGTGGCACCGTCCGATCGCCTGGGGGCTGCGCCGGTCACGGGCGTGTTGTAGCCGCCCGTGTTGTCGTTGCGGCGCTTCAACCCGGCCAGCCCGGCCAGGCCGAGCAGTCCGAGCAAGCCCCAGAGTCCGGTCTTGTCCGACTCGTCGTCGTCGTTGTCGACCTGCTGGTTGTCGACCGAGTTGACGGTGACGTCCCGCTCGACGACCGAGGTCACCGGAACGGGCACCGTCTCTGCACCCTGAGCGCTGGCAACGCTGGCAGCGCTCAGGGTGACGGCCACGGCGGCGAAGGGGATGAGGATGCGGCGGGTCACTTGCGGGTCACCGGCTTCGACTTGCCGACCTGGGCTGCGCCCTTGGTCGTGGTCGGGGAGCCCGCCCGGGCCTCGACGTCGGCCACCTCGGTGTGCTCGGTCGTCTCGGTGTAGGGGATCTCGACCATGCGGGTCTTCTGCTCCTGGGTCTGGTAGCGGCGCAGGCGCACCGTGGTGTCGACGGGGACCTCGACCTGGGCCGTGGTCTTCACCGGGACTTCCTCGGTGTGCTCTTCCAGCCGCTGGTCCCGCTGGCCCTGGCGCACGGCCCACGTCTGATCCGACGGAGGACCCCACTGGTTCGCGGTGCGGTCGTAGGGACGGACCGCGAACTCCTTGTCGACCCGCTGCTCGTAGCGCGAGCCGTAGCCGTGGTCCTGGGTGTCGGCGTAGTCGTAGCCGTAGAAGGCCCACAACTCCCGCTCCTGCTCCGGGGTCAGGTTGGCATCGGTGTCGATCCGGGGAGCGTCCTTGATCTGGTCCTTGGTGAAGGCCAGACGCAGGCTGTCGTCGTCGCCCTTGGAGTCGGGATCGTGGTGGATCTCCGAGCCGTGGATCGGCACGAACGTGCTGCCGCTGAACAGGCCGGTCTTGACGGTGACCCACTCGGGACGGCCGGTGCGGTCGTCGTAGTAGATGTCGGTGATCTCACCGATCTTCTCACCTGCGGGGTCGTAGGCGTCACGGCCGATCCAGCCGTCGTAGCTGGCATAGCTGGTGTTCGCTTGTGTCATGGGGTTCCTTTCCTCACGGGAGCCCTTCATGTACCCCGTCACCCGGCACTTACACGCTTTCTCTAAGAGAATCTTGTAAGTTAGTCCTCGTCCTGCTCGGGGGGATCGGTTCCGTCCGGAGTACGTGGAGTCCTCTGGCCGTGGCCGTGCTCCTCGGGCGGGGCATCCGGCGGCGGCGTCTCCGGCGCTGCTGTCGTCTGCTGGGTCTGGGGAGGGTCGGTAGGCGGCGGCGGTGGTGGGGACGCCGTCGTCACCGGAACGGGCTCGGGCTCGGGCTCAGGCTCGGCCACGGGAGGCGTCGGGGGAACCGGTGGGGTCGTGGTGTCCACCACCGGCTCCTCCCGCTGAGGCGGTGCCGTAGTGGCCCGCCCCTCCGGGGCTCGCCTGGCGGGTGGCGGCTCCGGAGCAACTTCGATGATGACAGTTGGCGGTGAGATACGCCAGTCAGGAGTCGTGGGAACCAACACCGCGGTCGTCGAGGGGGCAGGCGTAGTGGTGGGAGCCGTGGTTCCCGACGCCTTGGCGACGCGAGCGATCGTGTCGTCGGTGAGCGGTTGAAGCTGGGCGGGGTCCTTGTCCGAGGTGCACGCCGCCAGCGCTAAGAGAATCGAGAGGAGGGGGGCCGTCCGCATGGCCGGGAGACTACCGACCCCTCTTGTAAGACGCCGAGATTGATACCCGGTAGGGGTAGGTCATAGGACAGGGAGACAATTGGCGTACAAGGGGCGTACAAAGGGCTTACATCGCCTTCCGCCGAGTACTCCAGATGCCGATCCATAGCGATCTATGCACAAAACCCCTGGTCAGAGCCCTGTGAGCGGGGCCCTGGACCAGGGGTTGATAGTGCCCTATCGAAGGGCCTACCCGTATCGGGGTAGGGATGGAGTAGTCAGACGCCGCTACGTGCCGGACCTCCGATGCACTGCCACGCGTTGTCAGCGACGGCGTAGCTGCCGTGGATCAGGTTCTCGGCCCACTCGATCTGCACCCACTTCGGGGCCATGTAGGGAGCGCTGTAGCCGCGGTAGCCCTTCCAGTAGGCGTGACCGATCATGAGGCCACCGGAGAAGGTGCCCGCCGAGTTGCGGACCGGTCCGTGTCCCCAGTTGCCCCCACTCTCACATCGAGCGACGGCATCCCAGTTGAGGGTCCAACCCCCGCCGTCGTCCTGGACCTCCTGCGCCGCTTCTTGGACCTCAGCGCATGCCGCGCCAGTCACCGTCGCCCCGGCCAAGGCCAGGGCCAACACGAGCCGCCTCACAAGAGACCCAACTTGGCGGCGCACTGCGGCCACGGGCGGTAGCCCGCGCCGGAGTCACGCAACCGAGACGCAACCCGGATCTGCTCTTCCCGGCTGGCCTGGTGCGGCATGCCGGAACCACCCGACGCCCGCCACGTGCTGGCCAGGAACTGGAGCCCGCCGTAGTAGCCGTTGCCGGTGTTGATCTGCCAGTTGCCACCGGACTCGCACTGGGCGAGTCGATCCCACACGGAGTTGCCACCGCCACCGCCGCCACCGCTGGACTGGCGTGCAGCCCGTGGTGGAGCGTGTTGCTCGTGTTCCATGGAGGCCAGTGATGCGGCGACCTCCGGGATGCGAGCGAACTCCTCGGCCGCTGCCGGATCCTCGTCGTGCCAGTCCTTCCAGTTGGCGATCTGCTGAGGGGTACAGCCAGTCGTGCCAGCGAGGGCCAGACCAGCAGCCAGTCCGGCTACCCAACGTCGGATTGTCATGCTAGTAACTCCTTGCGGTTTGTCACAAGCCCGACACATTACCGTAAGGAAACCGTAAGGTCGCTTCGGAGGCGATCAGTATCATACTTTCACCCGTTTCAGGGACACGTGAGAGGATGACGCCGTGATGATCGAGGAGTACCACTGCGACACGTGCGGGGAGGAGACCAACTTCGTGATCAACGGCGTCGCCTACTGCGCCGAGCACGCCTTCGACGGCATCGGGGTCCAGGCCCGCCTGGTGGCCAGCCTCAACGGGGCCGACGCCGACAAGGTCCGCCACATGGGCCAGTGGGCCCAGCACGAGGTGGCCGAGATGTTCGGGATCCAGCCATGAGCGACAACCTCACCGAAGGTCCGATGGAGAGCGAGGGCTTCGTCGAGATCCCCCTGCGCCAGGCCCAGGCGTTCGGAGCCCTCCTCACCGCCGTTCGGACGTGGCGGGCCGGACTTGTCCCCAAGACATCCACAGGTGTGTGGGAACCGACCCGGAATCTCCTCGCCGCCATCGCCACGTTCGACCATCCGCCATGCGATCATCCACGGTCATGGCGGGTCTATCGAGTCGTGGCATCCGACGCAGACGAAGTCTGCGGGTACTGCGGGACAACGACTTCCGCTGGTCTCCGCGAACTCCAGGACCCCGAACCCGTCTCACCTGGCCCCGTCGTCTCCGACCCCACGTCCTCATCCCCAGCGGAGTTGCCCTCACCTGCGCCCTGATCGGGCCTCTTCTGCCCGACACCGGTCGGGACTGCGTGGTCACCCGCACCGACCAGTACACCTGCTGGATCATCGAGAGTCCGGAACGTGCCCCAGGTGTCCCCTTCGTCAGGTCCCGCCCCCCACTCTCATGCTGGCCTCTCGTCTGCTACCTAGTAGACTCCTCGGCCCGACCCGAGGAGGACCCAACCCGTGAGTGACCTTTCCGAACCGACCGACGAGAAGTACATCACCTTCAAGCGCCAGGACTTCCTGGAGTGGTTGGGTGAGATCTCGCCGGACGGCTACCTGGACGACGTCAACGCCCTGTCCCTCCCCGACGCCGTGGTCATCCGCCGTCAGGACTCCTTCGCCAGCCCCTGCCTCCTCACCTACGCCTCGATGATCTCCATGGTCGGCCAGCACCACCCCGAGCCGCCGGTCAAGGCCGAACTGCTGGCCATCGCTGACTACTTCCAGCGCCAGGGCGAGCTAGCCGGTGACGAGGCCCGGGGCCTGCCCACGCTGTGAGCCTCAACCGGGCCGATCGAGCGGCACTCCTCCATCAGGTGCTCAACACCGCCGAGGACGCTCTGCGGGCCGGGGACACCGACAAGGTCATCAAGACCATCTTCGTGTGGTCCCAGCGGAGGGAGTACTTGCTGGCTGGTGAAGAGACGTGGGAGGATCAGCACGTATGAGCGAGTGTCCCAACCACCTGACTGACCCGAGCGAGATCCACAAGTGTGAGAAGTTCGGATGCCGGGACCGGGCCACCTGCTACCACGTCTACTACTACTGCCCCAAGCACTGCCCGGTGGTCACGCGAGGGCGATAGCGAGGTAACAGGGGGCACGTAGCTCAGATGGCAGAGCACCTGTATGACTCGCAGGTTGTCGGGGGTTCGACTCCCTCCGTGCCCACAAACGTTTCGGAATGGTATGCTGGCCGCATGACCGTCAACGAACTGATCAACGCCCTCGACACCCTGCCCGCCGACGCCGAGGTGATCCTCGCTGGAGACCATGACGCGGGCGTCGTGGGCGACCTGCGGAGCATCCACCTCAACGAGAGCGGAACCGTCGTCACACTCGGCGTCGCCTGATGCACCTCCTCAAGGAGCAGAGCCCCAAGGGGGTGCGGACGAAGTGCGGAGCCACGCTCAGCACGACGGTCGACACCACCGCCTGGTGGCGAGATGTGACCTGTCCCAACTGCCTGGAGATGATGAACCGTGAGAGCCCGACCCCTGATCCCACTCCTGTTCCCGCTGATCGCCCTCGCCGTCGCCTCGTGCGGAGACGATGACGGAGACGCCCGGGCCGACCTGCCGGTCGACGCCCAGCACAACGACACCAGCGAGTCGATGACCATCGTCTTCCCCGACGGTTACCCCAACAGCACCCACAAGTGCATCACCCTGGGCGGAGTAGTGATCGGCGTGTGGACCACGACCGACCGCACGGTGATGTGGATCTACAACGATTGGGCATGTGAGGGCTCGGTCCGGGAGAACGACATGACGATCATCAACGGCGTGCCCCGGGCCATCGTGAACGCTGGCACCAGTGGGTGAGCGCGAAGGCATCAGCAAAGAGCAGGACAAGGAGTACGTGATCGAGATGGCCAAGATCGTCGCCCGGGTGAAGTTTCGGGATGATGGTGGGATGACCCGAGACGCCCGTCAGGCCCTACAAGATCTCCGCACCGCCGTGGCGTTCTACGAGGCCCACGATGCCTAGGTCCAAGGCTGCGGTGCAGCGAGACATCGAGGATCTGGTCGAGGACTTGGCCAGCAAGGCCGGGAAGCCGTGGTACCTGCTCTACAAGGAGCGCGACTGGGCCCAGTGCCCCCTGATCAACCCCCTGTGCCCGGACGACCTGTGTGTGCTCCCATCGGGCCACGTGGGTACGTCCGAGGGCTACCACGTCACCGGGACGATGGCCTACAACCAGGCCGAGAAGTTCCCCATGGAGTGGTTGAAGCCCGAGGGCTCCCGCATCCAGTTCCTGATGCAGGAGGGGTGGCGGGTGGCCGACATCATGTTCCCTGACGATCGGAGAGACCGTGCCTGACGACATGGACCGAGCCGTAGCCGCCTATGAGCGCGACGAGCGGGAGAAGCCCCGCTTCCCCGAGCGAGCCGAGTACGGCTGTGTGAACTGCGGATCGATCAACCACACCACGGGCGACAAGAACTGGTGCCCCGAGGAGCGAGATGACTGAGCCCATCACCGACTTCATCGTCCTCGGCGTCCCTGAGGGGGCCACGCTGGAGAGCGAGGGCACCTGTGACGCCCTGGAGCATCTGGCCATGCAGACGGTGATCGACCAGTACAAGGGCCGTCGGCCCAAGGCGATCATGTTCATGGAGACGCACTGGAAGATCACCAGCGACTGGCGCGAGGTCGAGCAGTTCCAGCCTGCCCACGACTGCCCGACGTGCCGGGCGGGCAACGACCAGGCCATGGCGTTCCTCAAGGAGTTCCCCGACCGGCGACTGGCCCTCGGCAACCTCACCTACATCGAGGTGTGGTGATGAAGACGATCTACCTCACCGTGGAGTTGAGCATCGACGAGGACGTCGATCCGGCTGACGTGGCCATGGATCTCTTCGGGTTCCTCGTCTCTGGCGGCGACGAGGACTGGCCCGAGATCATCACCTCGGTCAACGGCTGCGAAGTACGGCGAGCCTGACCCCGTGGCTCCGGAAGACGAACTCGTCCGCCGGATAGCCGCCTATGTGTCAACCCAGGTCCCTCTGAACCAAAGGGACGTGGTGACCCGAGCGGTCTGCATGACGCTCGCAACCCTGATGGCTGACCCCACCTTCACCGAGGAGTTGGTGGTGGTCAAGACCTTGCGAGAAGAGAACCAGTGGCTACGAACGAACTACCTCATCCTCAAGCAGATGATGGACCGCGTCGGCGTAAGAAAGGCCGCTCCCAAGAGGGCCGCTCCAAAGAAGTCCTCGCCCGGGCCGAAGAAGTCCTCAGCCAGGCCGAAGAACTCCGCCGCAAGATCAGCGCCCCGAAGCCGAAAGTCGTCGCCCAACTCGTCTTTCCGCCAGGGGTTCGACGAGATGCGGGGATAGAGCACTTCCTCCAGCGGTACCAGACCGACGCCGAGTTCCACCACAAGATCGACGAGGCCGTCAACCTGGCCATGCAGGCCGAGCGGGACGCGATCATCTTCGGGCCCGACGGCAAGGAGTACGTGATCCACACCGAGGACGGGCTGCCTGCCACCAAGGCCGTTGCTGAGTTCGAGGAGATGCGCGAGATCCGCACCTGGGCCGAGATCGAGAAGATGGCCCTGAACGAGAAGGAGCGCCGGGAGGCCGACGAGCGCACCCGCATCTGCATCTACTGCGGGAAGGTCTGTGAGAGCCTGGAGGCCCTGGACCTGCACGAGGAGGAGTGCGCCTGATGGCCGCAGCGCCACCCAAGAAGATCTCCAAGGTCACCGGCAAGGGCCAGAAGGCCAACCGCAAGGTCCACGCCGGTACCTACGTCCACGACGAGGCGTACGACGTCGACCAGCACGACTGCGGGCCCTGGATCGAGGTCACCAGCAGTCGTGTCGACCGAATCCGCTACGACTACCAGAACCGTGCCGTGCAGGTGCTGTGGGTCGGCAAGCCTGAGGCCCGGGGCTACATCTACCTCGACGTGCCCTACGAGCGCTTCCGCAGCTTCATCCGCTCCGGGTCCAAGGGCAAGTTCATCAACAGTGCCATGAACGCCTACGAGTACCGTCAGATGACGCCCGAGGAGTTGGACGCCCCGAGCAACGACACCCGATCGAGGATGGGGAACTGATGCCAGCGCACGAGCACCTGTCGGACATCCAGTTCGTCGTCAAGCACCACCTGGCGTCGGAGACGGGCCTGTCGTTCAGCCAGCACCGGGTCTCGGCTGTCCTCCCTGGCCGGGAGAAGCCGGTCGGCACCATGTCGTGGTCCAAGAAGGGCATCCACAACGTCGAGGTCGACCCCCAGTACCAACGCCAGGGCATCGCCACCGAACTGTGGCAGCGCGGTCACCAGGAGGCGGCGAACAACCGCAACGTCGTGGCCCCCAGGCACTCGCCTGACCGCACTGATGCTGGTGACGCCTGGGCCAAGTCCGTCGGTGGTCGGCGGCCCCGTCGTTCATGATCAGACTTCATGGGAGAGGCCCCGTGTACTGGGGGGTCGAGCGCTATCCCGTCGATAGGTCGATATGGACCGGTGCCTGGCTGGTCGAGGACTTGCCGCCCTTCCGGCGCTCGACGCATGGCTGGCGACTCCGTGTCCGCAACTACGGTCTGCACTTCGGGCTGTGTGAGTACGGAGAGGATCCGCACCGGCCCTTGATGTTCGACCCAGGACAGATCGGGAGGTGGGGTGGCAGGCCCGATACGGCGCAGGAGCAAGCCGCCGAAACCGACGACGCAGGAAGCGGTGACGGATCGCTTCAACACGTGGCGGCAGGAGGATCTGTTCGGGGCCCTGGAGACGTCACTGATGGAAGTGACGGGGCAGATGGACGTCTACCGCCGTAGTGACGCCGAGCAGAAGGCGCTGGTGTTGCCGCTCATGACGGTGCGTCTCCAAACGGCCCTCCAAGTCGTGCACGCTCTGCAACAGCAGGTTGCAAACGATAAACGCAACCAGTAGTTTGCAGACATGACCGATGTCCAACCCCAACTAGATCTGGAGTGGCCTGCCGTGGCTGACACCTTCACCATCGAGCTTCGTACGGGCCCCATGCACGACGAACTCGTCACCCGCAAACACACGGCCACGAGCCGTGAAGACGCCGAGGCTCTGATCGAAGGGCTGCGAGACACCTGCGCCCAGCGCGACGGCGTCTCGTGGCAGTACGAGGAGACCAACTCGGAGGGCAAGCTCTACGGCCTCGGCCCGAACGCCCTGGTCTACGTGATCTCGGTGTCGCCGCCACTGACGTGAGCCTCGAAGCACGGGTCGCCTCCCTGGAGCGCAAGGTTGCCGCTCTGGAGGGAGAGCGACCAGGACGCAAGGCACTCCCCATCATCGTGTCCGAGATGGGGGTCTGTGGAGTGGACCCCGAGAGCGATTCCACCACTTGCCCCCACGCTTCGTTGTACCGCAGGCGGAAGGGGTGCCTTGGGGTGTCATGCACGGCAAAGGCGGCGGACTACTACGACGAGTACAGGTCCCGCCCCGTTGCCGTGAAACGTCGTCAGCGCTAGAGTGGACCTCTAGGTGACGGGCTGTCAGGGGCAAGTCATCGGTTCGGGGAGAGGAGTCGACTTCGGTCGGCTCCTTCTTCTCGTTTTCGGGTGGCATGCTGTGCTCCGTGGCACTGATCACCGATCTCGGGTACGCACCGCCCGAAGATGACGACGAGAGCGATGTCGATCCGGCGCTACTTGTCGATGAGGAGCCAGAAGAGGTCATCGACCTTGACCCTGATATGGCGGGGTTCGTCGATCAACTGATCCAGCGGATCATCTTGTTCTGCGAGGAGTTGGCCGGGTTCGAACTGTTCCCCTACCAGCGTGCCGTGGCCTATCGGATCGTCGAGAGCCTGGTGTTGAAGGACGCCGAGGAGATCACCGGTCTCCAGGCCCGCCAGAGTGGGAAGTCCGAGACGATCGCCACCGTGCTGGCCGGGTGCATGGTCCTGCTGCCCAAGCTGGCCCTGACGTTCCCGATCCTGGAGCGCTTCAAGACGGGCCTGATGGTCGGCATCTTCGCCCCCGTCGAGGACCAGGCCGACATCGTGTTCGGACGCATCGTCACCCGGCTCACCAGTGACCGGGCCCAGGAGATGCTGCTCGACCCGGAGATCGACGAGCGCGTCGACGGCAAGTCCAAGCTGATCCGGCTCAGGGGCGGCTCGTTCGCCCGTCGTCAAACCGCCAACCCCCGAGCCAAGATCGAGGGTGCGTCGTACCACATCATCGTGATCGACGAGTGCCAGGACGCCGACGAGGGAGTGATCCGCAAGTCGATCCACCCGATGCTCTCCTTCTACGCCGGGAGCATCGTCAAGATCGGCACGCCCGGCTACCACAAGGGCGACTTCTACAAGGCCATCAACCTCAACAAGCGGCGGCACACCAACAAGCGGTCCCGGCAGAACCACTTTGAGTTCGACTACCGGGTGGTCTCGAAGTACAACCCCGACTACGCCCGGTTCATCGTCAACGAGAAGCGACGTGTCGGTGAGGACTCCGAAGAGTTCCAGATGTCGTTCGCCTTGAAGTGGCAACTCGACCGAGGCATGTTGATCACCGAGGACGACCTGGACTACCTGGCCGATCCGAGCATGCAACTCGTCCACGGCTGGACGCGCACCCCGGTAGTGGTCGGCATCGACCCGGCCCGGGTGAAGGACTCCACGGTCGTGACGGTGATGTGGGTCGACTGGGACTTCCCGGACCCGGCGGGCTACCGGGAGCACCGGATCCTCAACTGGCTGGAGGTCCAGAACACGGAGTGGGAGGAGCAGTACTGGGAGATCATGGAGTTCCTGGATCCCTACAACGTGGCCTTCATGGGGGTGGATGCCCAGGGAATGGGCAGCGCCGTGGCCGACCGGTTCAAGCGCCTGATGGGCTCACGCTGTGAGGTGCATGCGTTCTCGTCGGACTCGAAGAACCAGAGCGAGCGCTGGCAGCACCTCATCCAGTTGATCCAGCGCAAGATGTTCGTGTACCCCGGCCACTCCAAGGCCCGGCGCACCCGGGTGTGGCGACGGTTCCGCCAGCAGATGGTCGATGCCGAGAAGGTCATGAAGGGCCAGTACCTCCTCATCGAGGCCCCCAACGAGCGCGACGCCCACGATGACTACGTCGACTCCGCCGCGCTGGCCTGCGCCTGCTCGATGATCGAGACCGTGCCGTACGTGGAGCAGATCAACAGCCCGTTCTACCGACGCTGATGTGACGAACGTCACGTCACCTTCTGCTTTCGTTCGCGCATACAAGAGCGACAAGTAAAGGGGACTTGCATGTCGGCCGGGGAGCCCACACCGGACCACCAGGTGATAGCGGTCTATGCTCGCCGCATAGCCATCTAAGGAGGCCACCATGGCGTACCAGCCCGCCAGCGGCTACGAGCATGCTCTCGCCGTGAACAACGTCCGCCGGGGTCCGCTGCGCTTCGAAGAGGGCGTGGCAACCGACACGGACATCCCCAACGACTTCGGCCAGGGTGCCTACGGCGACTTCGGTGGCGACGCCCGTGGTCGTCCCTTCACCGCTCGCAAGGATCCGGGCGAGACGATGCGAGAGCGGGCCCACGTCGGCAGCGCGTCGTGGATCGAAGCGCCCACCATGCTCCAGGACTTCGTCATCGGCGCATCGATCGGCAGCAGGGGTCCGCAGTGGGAGCGGGAGATGGGCAGCGAGAGCCGCCTCATCCGCATCAACCCCGCTGCCGTCAACGACTGACCGGCCATGGCCGACACGGCCAAGACGAAGCCGAAGAAGAAGCCGTTTCTGACGGTCGGCGTCCCCGGTGGCCGGGGAGGCTCACTCGGCCCCGGGGTCGCTCAACCCAACCTGCTCACGCCGATGAAGGCGCGCAACAAGCCGGTGTCGAAGACGATGACGACACCGACGGAAGGGACGACGCCGACGGGTTCTGCCCCCGTCGGCCGTCCCCCGTCGAACCTCGGCAAGTACCTCGTCAAGCCCACCCCCACATCGATCACGGGCTACGAGATGCTGAACGAGACCCCCGACGTCCTCGACAAGGTCCACGAGCAGTTCATCAAGAAGTTCGAGTTGCCAACGCACCTGCGCCCCACCCGCTACCTCTCCCCGGAGTTGGAGCACGGGCGTGGCCTGGCGATCAGCAAGGGCTTCCGGGCCCCTCGCAGTAGGAGCAAGTGATGGCCCGCATCACCAGCCGGGGGCCCGCCTCCCCACCTTCCACCAAGGCCCTGCAATGGCAGGACATGCCCGCCGAGGCTCGGTCCAACCTGTCCTCGCAGGTGCGCGACCTGGGCATGGCCAAGTCAGGTGTCCCCACGCAGATGGGCCGTCTCCAGCGCTCCGAGGCCAACGCCGGGAACGAGCGCACCCGGGACAAGGCCAAGCAGCGCCAGACGTCGCTGGCCGCGCTCGCTCCCCACCTCCAGGACCGCCCGATCACGCACGCCGGGGCGTCGAACCGTCGCGTCAACCTGACGATGCAGGGCGCAGAGCGTTCGCGCACCGAGGGCACCGACAGTGGCCAGGGCTGGTACTTCAACCACCACAAGCGCCTGGCCGAGGTAGCCAGCGTGTCCGGCGTCGACAAGAGCCGGGTCATCGCTGCCTCAGCCGTGATGTCGCCTCAGAACAACCCCGAGCAGGAGTTGACGGCCGTACGGGCCCTGGCGACTGCTCACACCGATCGCTACGCCCGGGTGCGGGTGCCCAGTGACATGTCCGAGCACCCCGTGCTCGGTGGTCTGGCCGGGGAGTCGATCCATCCCCGCCACCTCTCGCCCGAGCACATCGCCGCCCTCTCCGAGCCCGCCGTGCGGGCCAAGGTGGGCACGACCCGCTTCGACCTGGGGGCCGTGGCCAAGGGCGGCGTCAAGGGCAACGTGATGAAGGCGGTCGACGTGCTCCGGGGCAACACCCCCGTCGAGAGCGCCATCGACCCCAGGACAAGTCCCAAGGTGTGGAGCTATCACGCCGGTATCGCGATGAGCGAGCACGGCAGCCCCGAGCACACCGAGTTCATGGAGCGCATGCACGTCGCCACCGGTGGTGAGATGCCGGGACAGCAGCGTATGGACCTCATGGGCATGCGAACGGCCACCCATGGCCCGTTGTCGCCTTCCGCGCCGACGGCTGAGGACACGTGGCAGCAAGCGATCTCCACGGGTCAGAGCCTCCCGGCCATGGCAATCCCGGGACGCCAAGGTCGGGCTGCGTTGCAGTCTCCGGCCAAGTTCTCCGTGGGAGAGGGCGGCTCGGCCAACCAGAAGACTCTCCGGGCTGTTCCGGGGATCAAGGGGGCCGAGCCGTCAGCACTCATGCACGCCTGGCAGAACGAGGCCACGCAGCGCGCTGCCCGCACGCTGTCACGGCGCTCGGGCGAGATCGTGCCCTCCATCGGCGTGCAGGCCGGTGGCTGGACCGAGGCCCGGCGACAGGCCGGGAAGGCCATCGAGGAGCAGCCCAAGAAGCAGGTGAAGCGCAAGGGCGCTCAGCAGTTGAGCCTGGGCATCTGATGGCTGCCCACGACCACCTCCACCCGCAACTGTTCAGCGGCTACGGCCGACCCGAGTCCCCGGCCCAGCCAGCGGCGGCCCCAACACGCCAGGCTGGGCCGGGCCCCGGCCAGTTGCCGATGTTCATGAGCGCTCGGGACATCCAGCACCAGTACCAGCCGCTCGACGCCGATCGCCTCGGCGGTTACGAGGATGAGCACGCCAATCCCCACACGACGTGGTCATCGAGCGGTGGGAACAACCCCACGCAGCGCAACTGGCGCGGCGAGACCCGGCGCTCCCAGGGTGGCAGCAAGATGCACGACCGATACCCCGCTTTGGAGTCCGACCAGGAGTTGTGGAACCGCAAGGCCGAGGAGGCCGGGGACTACGGGCTCCACGAGGACATCATGGAGCACGGCGTCCAGAAGCCGGTCAGCCTGGGCCAGCAGTTCGGCAACTCGGGCAAGCCGCAGGTCGTCGGTGGCCACCACCGCATCGCCGTGATGGGCGAGGAGTCGCCCGACGAGTTGATGCCGGTCCTCCACTTCAAGTCCTTCGGGGACGCTCGCATGCAGGGAGCCAACGCCGAGAAGGGCCGCGGCGGCTGGAAGTACACCTGATGCCCCCTCGCGGCCCCCAGCGCCTCCTGGAAGTTCCCGGTGTGGAGCGTGGTTTGATGTCGCACCCGTGGTCCGACACCGGCGTCGACTGGCTCGACAAGCGCAGTGACGCCTCGTCTTACGACGCCAACGTGGCCACCCATCAGCGCCAGCAGGTGCTCAGCCAGTTGGGCGAGACGTCGTGGCGTGGGCCCGAGCATCCATCGATCGGTCTGGCCTCGAACAAGCTGGGCGCAGCCGAAGCGCCACTCGTCGAGGGTCGTGTGCAGCACCTCTACCGAG